TGATATTTTCATCCAACACAATTCTCTTAAGGTTTTTACAAAGACCGATCTCTTTTGGTAAAGTACGTAGCTTATTATCATTTAATTCAAGTTCTTCGAGTTTTTTAAGGTTACCGATCTCTTTTGGTAACGATTCTAAGTTACAAAACATCACTTCAAGTCTTTTAAGGTTTGTACAAAGACCGATCTCTTTTGGTAACGAGGTAAGTCTATGCCCCGTTAAACTAAGTGATTCGAGTTGTTTAAATGAACCAATTTCTCTTGGTAAATTAGTATATTCCGAGGGGAAGTTGTTATTAGCACTTCTGTGGTGTATATACATATGCTTAGTATTTTTCCTGTAATTAGTAAGGTTTAAAGGAACATTAAGTCTTCGCCTGACTCGGCGATTGTTGTTACTCATATACATTTACCTAATATTTTATCTATGTTTATGATAAGATGATAGTTGCGTTACTCCTCCTTATCATAAATATACTCATATTCATCAATACGAAAGAACCAGAAGAATTAACCGAGGTTCGCGAAAAGTATCGAATTCTCAGGGAACACCTCATAGAAACCGATAATAAAAAGTTTGAAATGTTACAATCAGAAGTACCTATAACAGCACATTACAATATTGCTAGAGGAGCTATAGGCTATAATACAAATAAGGGTAACGAAATAGGTTTATGTATAGACGGTGATTCGAACGAAATTTTCCACGTTCTTTTACATGAACTTGCACACTCTACGGTAGATGAATATTCACATAGTAAAGAGTATTGGAAAAATTTTAAAGAATTAAGGAAAATGTGTGTAGAATTAGGTATATACGAAGAAATTCCAAAGAAAACTAAGTTTTGTAATAAATATGTACAGGATAAATAATCTTTGTTACTATTAAATAATAATGTCCGAAAACGGAATAACGTATAAAGGTCTTGGTACATCCGCCTTTCTTTGGGCTCTTCTCATGGCTATGAACACTTCCCCATTACTCTTCGATAACTATTGGTTTAACATGACACTCCTACATTTAATCGCGCCCATTTTCATTAATAAGTTAATGAAAGGTGGTGCATTTTTCGGGTACGCGTCACTTGACTTCCAGGGTCTTGTCGTGATATCGTTCTTAGCGTACCTTTTTGCTATACTTGTTACACAAGTTTTCGATAAGAAAATACAAGAACACTATAAGAATTACGGGAAAGATGCGAGAAGTACAGGTATTGTCTATTCACTTCGCGTAACTGGGTTTGTAATTGGTATGCTTCTTGCTTATCCTATCTTAACAAGAGATAAAGGATTAGAAGGATTTTTTGCAAATTCTATTAATACATCTGTTTAAGTGTATTTCTTAATAATATAAAATACAGCTGCGGCAGCTAAACCAGTTGACGCTAAACCAACCATACTTCGGTTCCCTTGGTCGTTAAGAAACGATGGTACGAAGTTCGCAAGTTTTTCTTGAACTGGCTTACTAATTGCTATCGCAGTACACACTGCGACTACGAGAACTTGAAACTGTTCATCCGTTAAATTAAATGGATTACTGTTACCGTTACTTTTATTTGTTTGCGCTTGTGGTTGCGCTTGTGGTTGCGCTTGTGCTTGCATCATTGGTGCTTGCATTTGCATTTGCGTCATGCGAGGATCCTGTGCCATCATAGGTGGTTCGAGTGGTGCTTCTGGTTGTCCCATTATATCGGAAATTGATGTAGAATCCATTATCTGTTTATTTTCACTTAGATTTTTTTCGAGCGGGATATTCGGCATTTGTTGTTGTTGAGGAGGAGGAGAAAATGTAGGTGGAGGTAAAGAATTTGTTTCGTCATTCGCAATAAAATTAGTCGATTTGTTATTATTTAAATTAACCATACCGTCCGAATTTTCAGAAAGATTCATTGTATAAACGTCCGTCATATATTATACATGGGTTTTTCGTTTTTTTGTGTTTACGCATTTTACCCTGGGTTATTGTCGTAAGGTATAATTTGGGTATAAACACCCGAACGTTTTAATAATTCTAGGTAAATCGTTTAGTTCGTCGTAACTAGACATGTCGTGATCTATATAAACTGTTTGTGTTTCATGACACACATCAACCATTATACGATACCCATCGTCATCGTTCGTAATCGTTTTTTCTTCGTTATACTTTATATAAATTTCACTTTGTTTACTTTTGGGTTTATACGGAGGTATAAAAGCTGGTGCTGGCATTGGAAATATGTTTAACGCTGAACTTAATCGTCTAGAAAAAAGTCGTATCATTTCTTCTTAATAACTTTTAATGCAGTCGTCTTTTTAACTGCGTTTCTATCACCTAATTTCATGTTACCGTGTCTTGGATTAAACATCTTTTTATGCGTTTGCCAATACTGAGGTGCACCGACCTTAAAGTTTTTACGTAAAGTTGCCTTGTACCAAAAAACACAATCTTCTATTCTATTACTCTTTGATGTATTATCTAAAACTAAACATTCGTAGTTCTCTGTACACGAGTCCATTACCTTATTAAACATCTCAAACGTAGGAAAAATACCGAAAAAGGATTTATACAACTTCTCTCGATTTTGAATTATATTTTCACGAAGAATAAACACGTAATCGACGTTTGCCCTGAGAGCAGGTGGTAGATCCATACAATATTGCATGGTTAACATGAAAAATATCTTCCAGTGACGACCATTCATAAAGCATTGGCGAATACACGTATCTTTCATGAATTTTGAATCGTACATACAATCGTCTAATAACAGAAACGCACCGCAATTTGTTTTACCTGCACCTACGAGCTTCTTTTGTCTATCCATAACACGTTCTATAGCTTCTCTATCGTAATCACCGTATATGAAAAGGTCGGGTATATATTGTTGATAATAATGATTACCTTCCTCCGTTGCTGATAAAACTATTCCTGCTGGTAAATGTTTTTTATGATACAGGATATCAGTAACTAAAGTTGATTTACCCGTATTACGTTTACCAATAAAAACACACACCTTATCATCGGCCATACCTTCGGGTTTGAATTTCCGAAGTTGAAGATTCATCTACTCTAACGCCTCGTTTTATTTTATAAAATTTTACTCACATAGAGTAAGAATGTCTGGTAGAATAAACCTTGCTGTCACGGGTATCCAGGACCAATGGCTTACGGGAGAACCCGAATTTTCATATTTCCTGGTAAATTTTAAAAGACACACTAAATTCGCCATAGAAGCTGTAGAAACGCCTTTTGACGGAGAACCCGATTTTGATACGTCGCTAGAATGTCGTATACCAGCTAATAAAGGTGATCTTATAAGAAGTATGATGCTTAAATTTACTTTACCTCAACCCACGGGGACTGTATCTAGTGGTAAAGATGTTAGATACAATAAATCTGTAGGTTCTCGTATAATAGAATACGCCGATTTACGTATAGGAGGTCAAACTATTGAACGTATAACGGGTGATTATATTTACATGTATAACCAAATACACAATAATCACGATGATGTCGACCAAAGTCTCTATTTTCTATCTGGACACAATAAATATATACCCGTTTCTTACGATTGGGATTATAGTGTAATGTTACCGTTTTACTTTTTTAGACATCCAAGTTTAGCTTTACCTGTATGTGCTCTATCAAAACAACTCGTTGAAATTGAAATAAAGTTTAAAAAACTTGAAGATATAACTATAACATACACTACTTCATCTGGAGTTATAGAAGATCCACCTTCGGACGTATCATCCTCAATTAAAAAAGTTTCATTGGTAACAGATTTCTTTTATATAACCGAAAACGAAAAGAATTTCTTATTATCGCGACCAATCGAATATGTTATAACACAACTTCAAATGTCACAGTTCAAAATGAAAGCTGGAGAATCGAAAAAGTCTGGTATGCTTAACTTTAAAAATCCTGTTAAGGAAATGTTTTTTATAGCTAAAAGCGACGATGTATTTAAATACAACCCAATTAAACATGTTATAATGAAATTTAACAATAATACAATTATAGACGCTGATAATTTGATGCTAAGTTATGAACAACCTCTAAAATACTACACGGGAACTACAGAAAATAACTTCGGTGTATACAGTTTTTCACTAAAACCAGAAACGTACTACCCAACAGGACAAGTTAACATGAGTAGAATTGCACACAATTTTATAGAAGTAGAACTCGATAGTCCAGATTCAAGTTTTGAACACAAAGTTTACGTGTATGCAGTTAACTATAATGTTTTGCACGTTGAAAGCGGACTTGGTGGTTTAAAATTTTAGTAAGTTATACTAGTAATGGCTGGTCGTGTTCAATTAGAAACATCTGGTCCACAGGACGCTTTTTTTACCGATGATCCAGAGTATACCTATTTCATAAAAAATTTTCAAAAACACTCTAATTTTGCACCATTCTTTGTCGATTTAGACGTTGAAGGTGAAGTTGAATTCGGTAATACCATAAGGTGTACCATACCCCAAGACCAAGGTGACCTTTTAAAAACAGTAAGTTTAAAATTCGAATTATCGGAAATACAACAGAACTTAATATCTGGTATAGCAGGTATTGGGTATGTTGAGTCTATAGGACATGCTATAATAGAATATGCCGAAATATTAATTGGCGGAGAGGTTATTCAACGCATACCAAGTGATTTCTTAGCTATATACTCTGATAATTATGTTACACAAACAAAACAGAATAACTTATCAAAACTTATTGGAAAACAACCCAAAGAACTTTCAGGTTCACCTGTATGTGATAACATAATTTCTGGGTATTTAGGTTTTGCAACACAAAAACAGAAATTTTTCGTTGATATACCCTTTTATTTCTATAATAATCCCGAACTTGCTATTCCCATTTGTGCAATAAAAAAACAGGAAATTGAAATTGTTATTAAACTTAGAAAACGTGGTGATTGTGTATTCGGGCACTTTTCTAGTACTCCAGCTGATGATACTAATGTAGTTTACTTAGGAGATCTTATACCAACAAAGGGACTCATACAAAATACAAAAATAAATGTAGAAATGATTTCTCTAAATGAACAAGAAAAAGAACAGGTGATCAATACCAGTAAAGATTATACCATTACGCAAATACAAGAAAGTAAACAAGTAATACCACAAGATCCCAATATAGATTCTATAGTCGATGTTAAACATAAACTCAATTTTAAAAATCCTGTAAAAGAGTTATTTTTTATAATTCAAAGACTTAGAAAGGTTGTTGGTGGTCACTTTGTTACCAATTTTGATTACGATTCTCAGTTTCGAGAATACGACTATGAATACACTAGTTATGAACATTTAAAAAGTTTAGAACTAATACTCGATGATAATACAATTTTAAACGAAAAAACAGGTGATGTTATAAATTTACGTGCCATACAAAGTGGTATACATCATTCACGAACACAACTTTATAGAAGGTATTATTCGTACAGTTTTGCACTCGAACCTGAACGATGGTATCCGACAGGTCAGAAAAATTTTAGTATGATTAAAGATCAAATATTAAAACTTAAAGTAATACCTGATCATACAGCACAAAGAGAACTTAGAGTTTTGGCGCATAGTTATAATATACTCCGAGTGGAGAACGGTATTGCTAAAACTTTATTTTAATACAATGAATCAACAAGAAAAAGACGCTACAACACAACTCGTTGAACAGTTTCAACAAACAGCTCTAAATGTTGTACAACCCGTCATGGAACAGGCCATTGTTTTTGCGGCCGAATACGCAAAAGCGTGTGGTCGTGATACTTTACTCGCTAAAGATATGGAATATGCTATGAAGTATTGTGCAATGAACGAAGTTGGTAAGAAAACAGGTTCACATTTCCCAGAAATTTACGATGATTCAGATAGCGAAGAAGATGAATTGGATATAGTAGATGAAGAGGACATTGAATTCGAAAGGTATTCTGGTCGAGAATACAAATTCGTTAAAATGAACATGGCATACGATAATTGGGATACGTGGGTGCCGAAAAATCCAACAGAACAGATGTTAAAAAATGCTATAGATAGTAATGGAGACATCTGATTTAGAAGGATTTGACAAAGATATTGGATATTTCAAAATATCAAACTGTGATGATAGTTCAGATAAAAACTCTGATTCCGAAACCGAAACCGAAACCGAATCTGAAACCGAATCTGAATCCTCAGGGTATTCTTCTTCTAAAGAAAAACCTATTAAAAATATGAAAGGGTACTTTAAAAATACGAAAAAATATAAGAAAATTTTATTCGAGGAAAATTTCCTCCCAGAATAAAATCTACATTTATAGTATAAAAAATGTCTGCTGCCAAAGAAACTATCACACTCGTCGCCTCGGAACTCGAGTCGCAATCTCTCAACGCTATCGTCGCGGGGTTTTCCTTCGCCGCCGCCCTTTCTTGGGTTGACTTGGTCAGGTGGTTGGTTAACCAAGTGATCAAGGTTAACAAGAACGGTGGTATGAACTACACACTTACCGCTTTGTTTACCACTCTCTTGTCCATCTTTGTGTTTATGATCACTTCCAGAGTGTCTTCCAAGGTTAACAAGCCAGCACAACCAGTGTTCGCTGTTACTAAGTAAGTTCAGGTCGTTTAGGTTTTTTTATAATTAAAAGTAAAAATAAACCTGCTGCGACTACCATAAATATAGGTATAAAAGCATCCCAGTTATGTACATCCTCACTAAAATCGTAGGGGATTTCCATAGGTGTAGGTAAACTTTCCCCTCGTTTAGATCTAGGTATATTTTCCATTTTATCTGTAGAACATGTTACAGCAAGTTTTAATATATGATTCGCGTTTCTAAAATCGTACGGTATGAGACGATTATTACTACTATAATAAAATTGAACACGTAAACTTGATATTGTTTTTTGTGCACCACTATCAAAATTATGTTCGACAGCATCGTCTACACCTGAATAGTTAATTACGTCTCCACACATAAGTATTCGTCCAGTATAAAAAGGTGTATCCGAAAATACAGTCTTATTAAATTCATCAGATCCGCTACTCAGTTTTACAATAATTGCGTCTGCACCCTGTAAATTAATACTACCAGTCGTCAATGAAGAACTACTCGATGAAATATCAGATGCTGGTAAACCAAGTATATCGTGTGGTGTAGTATACCCTATAGCGTTTGTATTATACCCATTCGTACCTGAATAGAATTTGAATGTAAAATCACTCGAGCCTGTAAAAGTTATCGCATTTGTATCTTTATCAAAAGTAGCGTCAGTTATAACAGTACATGCAGTTTTTACAGCGTCAGCAAGTTCTTGACCGCTATAATTTCCAACAGGTATAGTTACATTCTCAACAGACCCACCGTTTGGTAACACTTGCATTTGATTATTTCGAGAATGTATGAGAAACTGACTGTTATGAATACGTGCTGATATTAATGAAATTTTTGTAACTTCATAAACAGGTGTTTTTAATTTAACAACATAGTCTGCAGGATTCGAATAAGAAACGGGATCTCTTTCTCCACTATCTATGTCTAAGGTATGTACCCTCATTAAAATATAGGAGCATTATTTTAATGAGTGATTTACTTATTTTATTATACGTTTAAGAAAAACTGTGTGCCAATGGGTTTCTGGAAAGTTGATTTTTAGCTATATCTAAACCACTTTGAGAAGAATTTGGATTTTCGTTACCTTTGTATGCATTGAATTGGTGATAATCGTTATGTCTATAATTTTGTGTCCATCCACCGTCTGCAGAATTTACTCGTCCATCAATACGGGATGTATCCGAACGAACGCCTGTTAACATACCACCCTGGTTTAGGGGATCGGCACGAACATTCATTCGACCAGCACCCGCTGGTCGACCAGCTTTACCTCTTCTATCTGATGGTCGCAATCCATGCTTAAATAGTTCTTCGGCTGTATAAGAATCACCATAAACTCTACTTTCACCTATCTTTGTCGATGGAGAATTCAAGTACCCGTGTGAATATTTATTGATATTTGGTGCTGGCATATTTGCATACTGATACGCTTCTATGTTACCATCCTTCTTGTTACGTGTTGGTTCTGCTGCACGTGTTAAAGCTGAAACTACTCTCTTTGGTGCAGCCGTAGAAAGGGTGTCAGTTCTAAGTCCAGTTTCAGAACGATTTGTTGTTCTTTTAGTTTTTTCGTGTTCGCCTCTTGGTGTTAAACCCGAGAACCCTTGCGAACGTCCACCAACGTTTGGAAGACGGTGTGGTAAAAATGAAGTTTTTTCCGGTCTATTATTAGCAAGTTCACCAGCAACTCCTCTACGACCACCTCCACTATCAAATGCGGGACCACTTCTTCCTGGTAAAGTAGTCAATTTATAAGCACCTACATTAGTAGGATTCACACGAAAAAGTTGTTGATGACCACCAACTGATGGAACATTTGGGTCAACACCCAAACCTGGACCAACGTTTTGGCGTTCTATTGGTGAAAGATTATTCATTCTACCACCGTCGTACATGATCCTATCTCTCATTTCCAAAACTTCACCACCGGAAGATCTTTGCGATGCCGCAACATCACCAAAAGAAGATACTTCTTGTTTATGAAACATTGTTTGTTCGACCAATGGTGATGCTTCACCTAAATATGTATCGTTTATAGTAATATCTCTATCATTAAATTCTAAATTTTCCTGTACATTATCCTGTTCTATAGGAGCGCCTTCAGACGTATACGTTTCAGTTGGTTTACTTAATTTACGACCAGCGTAGACAAGTCCTGCTATAGCCATTATAGATATTGGATCAGCCATTCTTATTTCTTACTGACATTTTTATTAAGGTATCTTTGCTGAAATAAACCATTTTGAAGTTCAGCTCGTGTACTGGATGGTTCATAACTTCGAGTTCTGAGTGGAACTTTACACGATACATTTTGGAGTGGGTGTAAATTTTGTTCGTATGTTCTCGCCAAAACTTTATTAAATCGGGATGTGGATTGTGGACGAAGAGCATCGCTTGTTTCAATATGTTCAGCTGGTGAACCTTTACCGGCCATATATGGCGCGGTACCATATAACATGGTATTAGGTCTCGAAGAGCCATAGTTTAATGTACTGGGCTGAGGATAAACAAATACTTCTTCATTTGCACAGACTGTTGGGACAGCATTATCAGTGACTAATTTAATTCCTGGTTGGAGTTGGTACGCCATTTACTATTACAAAACATTTTGTTTAAGCAAATCGAGTATCGACTAATTATAATTAAAATATTAAATTACGTAGAATGACCAGGTGCTAATCCTGATCCTCTGTGCATACCACTTCTCTTGTCCCCGCTTGGATCTAACCCCGCAAACGCTTCGAGCTGAACACCTCTAGCATTTGGGTCACATAATCTTGGATCTTGTCTACAAGTTTTTTGTCCCTGTTCACCGTGTATAAATTGATAATATGGATCATTTCCCAAAGAAGTATTGGATGTACTTACAAATTGTCTAGAACACGCATTTCTTTGATATTCTGGTAAAGATGACCTAGATCTAGATGGTCCGTATTCTATACCTTTTGTAACATAATGATCACATGATTTTTTAACCGTTGGGTAATAACAGGCACTTGGTCTATCTGGTCTATCGACAAAATCTGTTAACAAAACATTACCCATTGGGTTATCCTGAGTAGGTTTAGTACATGGTCGTGGTGGCCGTTCGTGTGCTGTCTTAGCTAACCCTAATTTTATCATATCAGATTTTTCCATTATATATAAAACACCTAACGCTGTCCCTCCTAATACAAATATACGTATATCACGGTTTATAATATATATAATACACGTTGCATAAATAATAAATCTCGCTGTGGCATTAACACGCTCTTCTGGAGTAAGTGTTTGTGAAGGCCAGAATTCTAATACTTTGTCTGTTCTAATGAGTTGTTTTGGATCTTCGAACCAAGAAGTCATTTATATATAGTGAGTTTATTTTTTGCCACCCAACATGCCACCCAACATGCCCTGCATGGTTTTCATAAGAGCGGCTTCATCTAAACTACCTTCACCATCAGAACCCATTTTATCGGCACACTCTTTTGCTACATTTTCAATCATTGATAACGTGTCTTCTGGAATTGATTTGATTGTCGTACCTAACATGTAAAGCGTTTGTACATACTGCCAAATAGCGTTTTTTGTATTCTCTGAACACGAACTCCAATGATTTTCTAAATTAACACCTTTCATGAAATCCAAATTCTTAGATTCTTTAATGAAAAAAGATTCATCTTTCGTCGAAATTTTTTCAGCGTATGGTGTTACACCGTTCATGAAACCGTCTACTACCAATCTCGGGTTGGCTTCTTTCATTAAATCAAATGCAGATAAACACTTTTTTAACCCCTTTTCTTCTGGGAATGTCCTGTGTAATTCAGTAAGAAATTGTCCCATCATTTCATTAAATGCAGAAACTGATGCCATTGTTGTATATAATATAATACTAATAATATCTTTAAGTTTATAAATTAAAACGGTTCTGAACTAATAGTTTCTTTCTTACCCAAACCGTTTGAAACGATAAAAAATACTAAAATTGCAACAAGTGCAGCTGGTTTTGTGTATGAGCTCAACTCAAGTTTACCTTCATTATTAAGTTTAGCTTTAAAGTGTATATAGCCTGCAGTTATAAACCCAGCAATTAAACCTGCCCAAGCTGGATCTCTTAAATAATCTTCAAACTCCATTTATTTATACATGATGTTTTTTTGTCGAGATTCAGCAGCATCTGGGAAAAATACACCATCAGATTCACCGTGTTCACTACCCATACTTTGATGCGCCTGAGGAGATGTATTTATAGTTTTGAATTCGTTATTCATAAAAGAACTTGTAGGCTCTTCTACACCCATAGAAGGTTCTCCTCCCATAGAAGGTTCTCCTCCCATAGAAGGTTCTTCTCCCATAGAAGGTTCTTCTCCCATAGAAGGTTCTTCTCCCATAGAAGGTTCTCCTCCCATAGAAGGTTCTTCGTTTAATTCCGGATTAAATGGATCTTGTGTAACCTCTTCACCAGCATCTTCTACGAGTTCTGGATCTTCGGAATCAACTATCTCCGCATCCCCCAAGTCAAGGTCTTGACCTTCTTGTGATTGTGACATATAGGTTTGTAATATTTGTTGAACGGGTATGAGTTCTTTTACTGCACTTTCAACACACAAAGAAAATCTTTCGAATAACTTATCATTTCGAGCATATTCGTTTTGTGATTCATGGTATATATAGGGATCGTTATACAAGGATTCCGCGACTTTGTTATGACACATCTGTATAAAAACTTCATTAGTTGGAAGTTTAAGAGAAATCTTTTTATTATCCTTACTCAAACGAACAGCTGATAATATTTTAACACAACTTACAAAAACGGCAGCTAATAAATCGTTAAACCACGCGCATCTATTCGCTATGTTATCAGAATGTTGTTTAGACATTGCATCACTCCAGTTCGGAACTTCCTTTAAAAGTTTTTGGTACATAATAAGTACTTTTCTTCCTTTAGAAAGTTTGTATGCTTCTTCATACATTTCATCAAAAGTCTCAATCATAACTGGACACATCAATAAACAAAGTTGACCGAGGTATTCTCTTTTAGCTTCAACTAATATGTTAAGGTTATCCATTTATGATAAAGTGGGTTTTTTTATGAGACGTTATTATCGCGCCCCCCTGTATTTATTTGCAGTCTTTTTCAAGTTCACGAGTGTAGGAAAATCTTCAAAATCTTCTTCTGACTTTTCCTCGGTATGTTTTTCAACCTTTTTAGCACGCCAAGATATACATATTTCAAATTCACCTATAACTTGAACCATAAATCCACTAATTTGAAATTGTCTTATTAAATAATCAGTAGCTTTTCTCCTGTCGAAATGTGGGTACCCCATAACAAATGATGGTATTTGAACGAATACATATTTATTACCAAGTTCTACAGATTGGCGTATTTTTTTAGATATCTGCTCATATAATTTTATATACGTCTCTTTTTTTAGTCGTTTACGTTTATCAGCTATCTTAGATATTTCATCTATAGTGATCATCTATTTTACTATTGGAACATTTTTAGGTTTACCATACGCATCTTGAGAATTTTGTATTTCCTTTTCAACAAGTAAATTAGTATTATTTTTTATGTAAGATATTTCACTTTCTCTTATAAGTGAATAATCTTCAAACTCTCTTGGTGGTATATTATTAGTAAAAATACCTTCGTTATCCGGCTTCTTTATATGAATGGGTTGTGTACGTAAACTTAATATAACGACCGATGGTTTTTCGTTAACTAATTCTCTTTTCATATTTTGGAACTGAGCATATTTTCTCTTAAATTTTTTTAAACGAGCATCTTCAATTTCTGTTCTTAATGTTTTATTTTCCATTTTTTCTATAACTTCAACTAAATCCTCCTCCATTTTTACATCATTTTCATCTCCCAGATCATTAATATCGTACCGTGGTCCCATATTTATAATACGTATAATGGCAGAAACGGCAAATCCGAAATCAAATCCACCTTTACCGTACTTGACTACCATAAACATACACTTACAAATTTTACCAGGGTTTTCAGTATCTTTGTTTTCGTATATTTCAGCTTTTATAGTTTCTATTATGTATGTACATAAACCAGTTCTCTTTGAAATTTGTTCATTTGTTCTTAGTATAATTTCCTGTATAAGATCGTGTGAAATAGATAAATCACTTTCTTCGTATCCGGATAAGTCTATATCTTCGTCGTTTAATTCATCAGGTGGCGTGTTAGTGAACTTCTCTGTCCTGGTTAGTGAATATATCACAAATACTATCAACAGTATTATAATTATTTTGTTCATCTTATTATTAAATTTTATTTTATTTTATATGTGAAATTATTGCGAAATTATTATAAGTTATTACTTTAAAATGTCTCTTTTAATATACAGTCCTCAATGTAGTCATAGTTTAGATATAATTGATTATATCCAGAAAAATGAGAATTTAAAACAAATTGTTAGTTATCATAATATTAACAAATTAGGTATACCTCCCCAATTCAAAAGTAAAATCAGTAGAGTACCTACAATGCTTACAAAAAACGGAAAACTACTTGTGGGTAACGAAATAAAAAACTGGCTCGAGTCTCTTTTACCAGTTAAGGACTTAGAAATGGCAGGTTTTGGTACGTGCGCTATGACAACTTTAGAAGGTGAAGGTATAGATGATATGTTTGGAATAGATAGTTATGGTGTTTCTTTACAACCTCCAATGACAGCTGAACTCGAAGAAAAAATAAGTAGAAGTGTAAGTGATGCGTATAACTCACAAAGTAAACAATAATTAAAGAATTAATACGATTTATTAAAAATGAAGTTAGCTACAGTACAGGCTTCAGCTATAAAATCAACTTTTGAAGTTCTTAAGGATATATTAAACGATGTTAACATATATTTTAAACCAGATGGGATGTATATAGTAACTTTAGATACAGCAAGAACATCACTTGTAGATATGTATCTAGCATCAGATAACTTCGAAGAGTACAATTGCGAATCTGAAATAATCGCGGGTATAAATGTTTCAAATACGTTTAAACTTCTCAAATCTATATCAAATAGTGATGTTCTTATTATAAATATAAACACGAAAGAATATATGAATATAGAAATATTTAGCGAAATTAAAAAGACATCTACAAAGTTTGATCTAAAGTTACTAGATATAAACGAAAATCAAATTGAAGTACCTAAAATGAAAATGACAACTATAACTCCTATGTTATCCGCAGATTTCCAAAGAATATGTAGAGATATGTATAATATTGGTAATGATATAGAAATAACAAGGGAGGGTAAAAAACTAAAACTTTATTGTTCGGGTGACTTTGCAAACCAGGAAACTAATATAGAATGTAACGATGAAAGTCCGAAAATATCTGGTAAGTATTCACTTAGATACATGAACATATTTACAAAAGCAACAAGTATGTGTGCAAATGTACAGATAATGCAGGAGGAGCAAAATAGGTTTCTTATACTAAAATATAACGTTGCTAATCTAGGTGAATTAAATTTTTATCTAGCAACTAAGGTATCCGAAGATCTGTAATATATCCGTCAACGGTACTTACCTTCTTAACCATACCTATAGCATTTTTTATCTTAATACTAGGGTATTCCAATTCAAGTGTCTCATCGTCGTAATATAACATATCACTTATCTTTACCTTTTGACCGTGAAAATTACATCTAGGACCCGCGTATCTTTTTATTTTATTAAGTAAATCCTTTACCGGTTTATCATCCGAATCGAGCAAAACTGCAGTTACGATTGGTATGTTAAATATAACACCTGATATATTTTCAGGTGGCCATTTATGATCCAAATCATTAACCAAGTATTTATACATTTTATCATTATACCAATATTTAATACGTAAAATAATGTGAGTTACGTTATTCGGAACAACGGACTGATTATAATCTATACCGTTTAAATTTTTATAAAAAGTTTCAGTTTCTCCATCCCACTCATCATATTCATCTTCCCAAAAATCACTGAGTTCTTCTGGTATTATATTGTTATCAATTGTATACTCCATCGACTGATCAATTATTTTATAATCTGGTTTAGATACTACGTATTTAATTCTATCATACACCCAAATTATAACGTCACTTAAAAGTTTAATAAACATTATAATTAGTTATTATATGGAAGGTAATTTTTTAAGCCGATATAACAACAAGCTTGAAACGTGGAAAAAGAAAATAGAAGATGATCCTGATAATAAATCTATGTACGAAACTGATATGTCTAATTACATAATGAAATGTTTACCTTACATGAATCAGTATACAGATAATATCGAAAAGGATGTATCAACTGATAATATTTTCAACTGTAAAGAAACTACTGGTTTACAAAGAAAGGATATATTTACAGATTACCTCGTTGAAGTCGAAAATATAAATGTAGATCGACCTGTGGTTAAAAACCAAGAAAAGTGTCCAAACTGTGTTGATAGTATTTTATACCATTTTACAAATACAGGTGATCTTGTCTGTGAAAGTTGTGGTTTGATAATATCGACTCTAATTAGTGAAGAATTAACTTACCGAGAAGAACAGGAAACTTCAGAAAAGGTAGTAAATTATTCATATAAACGTGAAAATCATTTTAACGAATGGTTATCACAGTTTCAAGCACAAGAAACTACTAATATACCTTTGGAAGTTATAGACCAATTAAAAAATGAATTGAAGAAAATTAAAATTAAAAATGTAGAAGAAATAACACACGCACGAGTTAGGAGTTTGTTAAAAAAACTAAAACTTAACAAATATTACGAACACGTTCCGTATATTACAAACATACTTAGTGGTATATCACCGCCAAAAATGCCACAGGAACTCGAAGAACGGTTACGTATAATGTTCAAGGATATACAAAAACCCTTCGATGATAATTGTCCGAGTGAACGTAAAAACTTTTTGAGTTACTCGTACGTATTATACAAATTTTGTGAACTTCTAAGTGAAGATAAGTACCTCAAATATTTCCCTCTACTCAAATCAAAGGAAAAATTGTATCACCAGGATCTGATATGGTGTAAAATATGTAAAACTCTACAATGGGAATATATAGCGACCATTTAAATATTTAAAGAAACGCGTTTTAAAATAGGTAATGAACGATCCTTATTATAATTTCTGTTTAGAGGAAATCAAGTTCTACACAGAAAAGATAAACGAAATTATAAAAGAAGGTCTTAAAGACCCCAAAGCGTATTACGAAGAGTCCAAAAGTGACTGGAAAAAAATATACCAAATGATACCGTTCATGTATTACATGAACCAGGTAGAAAAAGAAGGTGATAAAACAATCACACCTTCTTTACCATAATTTTTATATGTGTATTATAATAATGGTATCTACCAACGAAAGTATTAAAAAACATCAGAATGATATAAAAAATATTGAAAGAAAAATTAATGCTATTCGAATAAACAATAAACTTACAGATTCCAATAGGTCGCGAAAACTAACCCCACTTATTCTGAAACTCAGTCAAGCGAAAATAAAAGAATCTATCATGAAAGATAGACGTAAGAAAGAACAGTCTGGAAAAACGAGAACTCCTACACGCGAAAGAACCATGTCACAAAAGACTTTACCACCAAGATCACCACTTCGATTTAACGAAACTGTTAATATAACGGAACGAAATTTATGGGAACAAAAACTCAAAAATGCAACAACACTTGCACAATTAAACAAGGTGTACAGACAAGGTGCACGAGTTTTTCACACTAATAAAGGAGGTTCAAATGTTAACTTTATACTGTGGAAAAATTCATACAATCGTCGTAAAAGAAACCTAACCTAAAGTAATGTACCTAACTTCTAACTCGACATTGAGTGTCGTGGGAAAATTGATAAGGTACGCTTCAGGGAAACCCGTTAAACGTAGGTAGTTTTGTGCCTGCGTAACCATAACTTCGGTCATGTTTTTAACCGATTTAAGTTCTATAACGGTTTTGTTATTTAAAATCAAATCGGCGCGAAGATTCCCTATAGTATGCCCTTCAAATTCTATAGGAACTATTCTTTCCGTTTCGTAGTGTACCCCGTGTTTTCGTAAGACAACTTCCATCGCATTGTGATACACGCGCTCACTATAACCGGGACCAAGTACTTTGTATACATGTTCCGCATAGTCGCGTATCATTAGTAAGTTAGTTAAAAGCTTCACTTTTAACTAAGTTATATGAATATAGAGAACTGTGAAGGTCGCGATTTTTTAAATCGGGTCGATAATGGGTCGGTCGATCTTATACTCACGGACCCACCGTATATTATTTCACATGAAACGGGTATGAACGCGTTACATAACGCTATAGAATCGGGTAAAAATCTCGAAAAAACCGAGTCTGAATGGTTAAAATATGTCGAAGAAAACGCCGCCGCTAAAACAACACCAAACGCTAAGGAAAATTACATGAAATACGGTACCATATACGGTACCAAATATAGTGTTAAGACAAATTACGGTGAATGGGACGAAAACTTTACAATGGATACTCTCGACGAGTTTATAAAACTGTATTACCAAAAACTTCGCGACGGTGGTACGTGTATAATATTCTTTGATTTATGGAAAATATCACATCTCAAAGAACTCATGGAAAAAAACAAGTTTAAACAAATTAGGTTCATAGAATGGATTAAAAAAAATCCACAACCTATAAACTCGAGTAGGAATTACCTAACAAACTGTCGCGAAATCGCTTTACTCGGTGTTAAGAAAGGTAAACCGACGTTTAATAGCGAATACGATAACGGTATATACACTTTCCCAATCCAAGGTGGTAAGAATAGATTTCATCCGACACAAAAAAACGTCAATCTATTTCAATCACTCATAGAGAAACACTCAAATAAAGGTGATCTCGTCGTAGATACATTTCTTGGTGGTGGAACAACGGCAATGGCGTGTGTGAATACGGAACGTAACTTTTCCGGGTGTGAAATTTCGAAAGAGTATTACGACAAATTTATAACCCAAGTTAAACCTACTTAAACAAATATTTAATTAAATAATTATAATGGGATACCAAGAAATTATTTCTAAAGTTATCGTTGAAACGCTTGCGTTTACAAAACCATTTATTCATATGGATCGCCTTATTGAGTTAGGTCTCGTTGACATCACGAATAACGGAGGTGCATGGAGAACCACGTTCGAAAAAAATTATAGAGTTTCGGTCGTATACACTACAAACCGTAAACCTAAACATAAAAATATTACGTGTGAAGATGAAACTAAATTTGAAAGTTTAGAAGGTTCGTATACTAATTTAAAAAAACCAGAAAAAGGAGAAGTCCTTGGTTTATTTATTTGGGGACGTAATATACCCCCAAAACCCAGAACCATACCCAATTGGATACGCGAACGTGTGTGTTATAAAGGGGTACGGTGTCTCATATGCGATGAGGACCGTGAAATTGAGTGTGATCATGTAGACGATGATTATCCAGATATTCCTCATGATCAGTTACAGATTTCCGATTTTCAAGCATTATGTCAATCATGTAACAAGAAGAAACGGGAAGCGAATAAAAGGGGTATAAAATATTACCGCGATATCAGGGATCCGGGTAAATCGGTTATACGTTTACTTTTTGGGTTACCGAGCGATTTCAAATTCCCATTATTGGCCGAAGAACGGTTTTCAAACGTTAGGTTTTATAGGAACCCACAGCTTATTAGAGAAATGCACATTAATCACCTACGCCGAATCGTTTACTGTCAATAAAATTATTTATTGGAATAGTCTGGGGGTGTTATTTTTATTTCGGGTGCATCTTCAACTATGTCTATAACATACCTACTTGAATCATTTGTAGGAGATACAGTTACTATTCTGCACATGTCAGTACTTACCATGGTATCATCTGCATTTTTTATAGGTATAACTATTGGTCTACACAATAACATCCACATATATTAGTATCATAGATTTAAAGATACGACGTGTATATATCATAAAATGATTTATACACGTGGTATGGAATTGTTGTCGGCAACAACGTCCCTTTTACCCGTTTTAGTTTCCTCCTTTTTCCCTGTAAGTTATGCGTCAATTGCTTGGATAATTCACTGTCCATTTAAATGTTCGTACCATATTCATAACGCATATAGTGCGAATACGTATAAAAGTCAATTAATATACAAAAGGTATAAAAGTTTTCTACATGTAGGATTATCTGTACTTTTTTACGCACAAAAGGAAAAAATAAGTTTTCTAAATATACTATTTAACACACTTTCTATTTCACTCATACGTAAAAGCGAACCTTTGAGGAACAGTGACGATCTCATTAAGATAAACACATGTGGATATATAGGAATATTTGCATCTACAATTAGTTTGTATAGTATAAATAAAATACATTACATATTATCCCTTTACTTTTACTTTATGTCAAATACTATATACCAAATGGAATTATACGGCGAATTTACAAATAATATCGTAAACTTACTACTCATTACACCACAGTACCTGTTACTTTTAGGGTACGAAACAGTTAAACAAATTACTTAATGATTACAGTGTATACCATACTATGAAAGATACCTTCAAGTTTAGAATAACAGATACTACATCACCGAGTGATATGGATTCGTTTTTTTGTGACGTATTTGCACGGAACAAAAATGCTTATATTTTACTAGACACAACACAGTGTAAAAAAGTATCGTTAACACGACTACTTTCCATAAAAGATGTTCTCGACAAACACAGACACGACTCGGGAAAATACATAGAGTATACAACGATCATCGTAAAATCGCGTTTAGTTAAAAACCTTTTACGTGTAGGTTTATCTATACTAAAAACCGAACACCCGGTTTATATCGAAACACTTTAATTATATAAAACATGTTCCATATGTGAAATATAATTAATTATTTATTAGCTAATTCCTTCTTCCTTTTCTTTCTAAGATACGATTCATGTTTATGTTTTTTATTTCTAACCTTCTGTTCTTCAGACATGGTCTTCCTTCTTTCCCTAGCCTTTTTCCTCCTCGTCTCTAACGCTGGTGAAGGAACGTTAAAAATGTTTTTTCTGAAACGCAGTGCCGCATTGTGATTTTTTAAATTTGTTTCTGCATTTTTTAAAGTCTTTTGTAATTCCTTTTTTTCATTATTGATTTTATTTATAGTTTCTTTTAAAAATTTAATACGTTTTTCTAACACATTATACGTATTTCTAAGTTTAATATTATTTTTAAATAATTGTGAATTATGAAATTCAATAACGTTATTTTTACTCCATGGCGTCGTGAGTCTAGTTTTGTAACGTTTTTCTAACTCCTTAGCTTTATTTATAAATTTAATATTATTATTCATTTAAATGAACTGAGAAAATAATTTAAAATCTCCATGTATATAAATGGTAAATAATAACACGGAAAGAAATCGTAAAAGTTTAGAAGATTACATAAACTCTAAAAATAAAATATGTAACGGGTTGAACAAAAAATCATTCATGGACCAACTTGGTCAAAAACCAGTAAGTGAAATAAGACAAAATATCGATAAGGAATTTCGAAGACAACAACTCCGCTTTTTAGGTCGAGGGTGTGGTAACGGTATAAATCTTCGAAAGTCCCAAGGTGGGAAGAAAAAAAGTTTTTTTAGTAAATTTAAACGAGTAAACTAAACTTAATTATATAAAACATGTTCTGTATGTGAAATATAATTAAAATTGTAATTATCATATATTAATTGGTATTCGGGTTCGCCATAACATCATCATCTTGATATGTAAATGTACTTTCTCCCGCCGCCGCTGCCTTATCATATTCCCCCGACTTTCCCAACACCAAGTCCTTATCATATTCCCCCGACTTTCCCAACACCAAGTCCTCCTCCTCCTCCTCCGCCCATACAATATCATCCGTGCACATGTCCGGACCATCCGTAAGTGCATCTTTATTAATAGTATTCATAACATTATTTACATTTTCCCTTATTTTTTCACTTGGAAGAGTTTTTAATTTCATGTCAAATAATACTTTTTCCTTTTTATACCCCATAAGATTTAAATACATTATTGTTAGCTGTAGCCCCAAAATAAGTGGTGTATTTATCCCTGGTCTTATAATCCACCATTTACCCGTGAGCTCTTTACAATTTTTAGGTGTTGCTTTCGGTCTAATGGATAACAAACCTTTTTTGATTTTAAACTCATGAGAATCATCAAATTCTTTTTTGAACATACCTTTCATTTTACTATTTTTTTCTAAACCATTCCAGTAGTTATTAAGAAAACTTTCACCTAAATAGTTTTCAATACCTATAGTATTTCCGTCTTTATCCTTTTTTTGTACATACACACACCTTTTTTTATCTTCACCGTATAAACATCCTATATCTTTATTTCGTTTATATATGTCCACAGCACCCGTTTCATCTAGATCTATAGATGGGTCAGCTGAGTATCCTATTACCTCAATATTTTCATCGATAGGGATACCAAGGTCTGTACACCACGCCTTTTGTATTTTTAAAGAGTCAATCTTCTTCTGTTCGGACAATTCACTTTTCACATCCTGGTCTTCAAAATCGTCACAAGGATAAACAGTGTTTTGAATATAAGTTTCTGTTGTTGGAAGATCTGGTATATATATACCACTGTCCGATATTTTTACAGTGGTTTTATCTCCTCCTCCTATATTACTCTTCTTCTTATCGTCTTTTTTATCATCGTCTTTTTTATAAACAATAATAGAAAATATTATAACTGATATTATTAATATGGCTATAAATAATATGATATATTGTTGGTTATCCATTATTTATACTTATTAATAATATTATTATTTTTATAACGTTAAATAAAAAAATAATTAATTAGTTTTTACTTAGATGTTAAAAAGGTTCCGTCTTCGTCGATAACGAGTTCGCCACGTTCGGCTAACATTTTTCGGTGTAACATGTGGTGATCCCGAACATCGTTCTTGTTCTGACCGATATACGGAACGGCGTAGGCATTTTCACACATCCACTTATTCACATTTGTCCAGTTATTATCTTCGAGGACCCACAATTCACCAAGCGCGCGTCCGTACTTACCTACGGAGTCGCGTTCGGGACATCTCAATTCGATCTCACAATCGTCCTTATCGGATTCGACCGCCTTTGTGACCCACTTAAGAATCTGTTTCTTGGCGTGTTTCCCGTAAATCTTTTCGATCTTATCGGACGTTCGCGATTCCTCGGTATCGATACCGAGCAATCTTACGCGTTGGCGAATGAGTACGTCGAACCCCAAATCGATAAGAACGTCAACGGTATCACCATCGACGACTTTCGAACATGAGTCTATTTTGTATCTGAATTCACACGGGGATTGATTGTACGTTTCTGTCATTGTTATACAGAGTTTAGTTGTTTATTCTTTAAATACAAATTCCTTTTTAGTCCCACCATCGTACGCGTTCACAAACCCCGAATCTATCATTTTCTTGTTAATCGAAACCATATCTCTTCTATTTTTGTATACGAAAACGAGCGTTCGTCCGTACTTATCGTTTTTCTTACACGAAACCCATACCCACCCGTTTACCTTAAATTTACACTTGAACGGGTTCCAAGGAACACCTTTAGATTTTTCATTATACCCCAAAAAACTCGCGAACGTGTACTTCGCGCGTTTCGCCATGGCAATATGTTTATCCCTATTTTTCATATCTTTCGGTGGTTTCATTTCGGGTGCATCGTATCCGACAGTTCGGAAAGTAAATTTCAATATTCTATTGTGAAGTACAATACACGCCTTAAACGTATCACCGTCGTAGACGTCCGTTACTTTGGCGTACCCTTCGTACTTATCGAGACTAAAAACGGGTACGGATTCATCAGTTACAGAGAGTTTACGTTTATTACAACAATACATTATATGTTCTATAATACAATGTATTCTTTTAATTTACTAAATGTTCTTGTATTTCACTTTCGGTAAGTTCATACTTATCTATAGTTTTTTGAGACGGTCGACTATTATTTTTTTTAATGTTCCTAAGACATTGTTTACGGTTTAAAGTGTATACAAATTTTTGATTCTCTTTTTTCTTTTCATAATAGCTCTTATTTTTTTGTTGTTCAGTCTTACCTAAATTACGTTTGTTTATACATTCATAAGTTTCCTTTCTTTTCAAATAAGTCCATTTTTTTTTAGTATACGTTTCCGAAAATGTTCTATTAAAAATCGTTTTTTGTACTTCCTCTTCAAAACATTCCCAATCCATACATCCAACTTTATACAATTCTTTGATCTCGTAAATTATTTTATGAATATCTTCCATTTTGGTATCATATATTTTTTGTATTCCATACCCCTCCATTCCACGGAAAGCGTAACCTTTACAGTTAAATAAAAATCCTATAACTCTTTTATATTTAGATTTCAATAGATCATTTATTTTTTCATCAGTTTTTGACTTATTAATGATATCCGAATAAAATGTGTTTATACCCCATGACACTCCATTTACATTTTGTACATGTACCATTTCCGGATACCTATCTAAAAACCTTTTAGTATTCGATGTTAATTTTAAATGACCTTCTCTATATATTTTATATTTCAAACATACATGTGACACGTAAAATGTTTTAGTCGATTCACTTTCTAAAATATAAAGACAAACTGGTGGATATTCCAAAACCATGGTCATTTATATATTATTACTCTATTTCTTTAAATTTATTTACCCATTTATTAGGCCTTATTGACATGTTTATAAAGTATATACTAACGCGTGTGAAAATGAAAATCGATGTAAAAATAGTGATCTCATGATAGTGATAATAAAATATCAAAAAAAAGGGCCTAATAAGGTCGAATAAATGGGTAAATAAAATTATTTTTTTTCATTTTTTCAAAAATTATTTTTTTATTTTTTTCAAAATCATGAATTTTCATTTTATTTACCCATTTATTCGACCTTATTAGGCCTTTTTTGATTTTTTTTTTAACCCATTTTGGGATTTTCAACACTGTATTTTTTCACTAATTTTCCCTAATTTTTTTTAAGTTTTCACAAATTTTTAAGTAATCGCCTTCGGGTATGGTACTTGAATTTTTGTCAACGAGTTCCATGATCTTCTCCGATATAATTTCGGTTTCGGTTTTGATTCTTATATATCCCTCTAAGGATGGACTAAAAAAACCACAATCGCTATCAATGACCCCATTCCATTTATAAATATCTCGTAAATCTTCTATAAAATCAGCAATAGTCTCATAATATGAGCTGTACGACCAAACTTTATCATCGTAGAATATGTATTCTTTATTGACTATAGCATTATGTAATCCATCATTTCCCCAAAATCCACTATCACCACTTAAATTAAAAAGGGATATTGGGTGAATATATCCATCTTGACTTTTTTGTGGTAATAATTCACTCGAACATTCGTATTCGAGATTATAGTTATACGAGAGAATTGGTGAAGCATATATATCCATACTTACTATAGGTGTTTCCTTTTTCTTACCGCGATAGGTAATTGTAACCGCTAAGTGTTGTGCGCTAATATTATTAGGTATAGTCGAACGAATATATTTGTTTACAAATGGTTGTGGTTTCATATTGTTTTACTTTTATTATGTATCAAAACTTTAATTATTTAATTCGAATAAAGCATATTCCATGAATATATTTGGATTAGGGTGGTCCGTCATAGAAAGTTGTTCATCTAGATCACCTATAAAAATTGCTTTTTCGTGTTCATCGATGTTATTATACATGTAATTGATAAGTTTTGCATTTCTTGATGCGGCTGCCCCGACCATTGCATTATACTCACAATGTCTAGGATAATTACACTCTTCGTATAAATATTTATACATTTCCAAACCCGTATCGTGATCTTTACAGAATGCCACTGCAAAACTTAAATCGTCTTCCTCTTCTCTCATATCATCACCGTCATTGGGTATGTCTTCGATTATTTCATCGATTTCGTTACGACGTTTTTTTAATTCACCGAGTTCGCCGTTTTCACACAATTTCCAAATAGATTTCAACATTTTTTAATTTTAATTAAATTGTGGTTTATGTTTGACTTAGGTTTATATTTTCATTAATTATATTACAAATTTAATCCGTTTAATTTTACGGGGTACGTGCATTTTTTGTTTTTTTCGATCGATTTTATCCTTTCGATCAAGAATTTAGTATATTTTTTGATCGTAAAAAGTTTAACTTGGAAAACAGATTCGACCTGTTTAGATCTTCTAATATAATATTCTGCTTCTTCATTCCAATTCGACATGTAATTTTCGCACTCAAATTTAATATCGTACGATTCTCCCGAAACAAGATTGATTTTGTTTATCGATGGGATATCGTTATAGTCGTAAAAAATAAAATGTTTTTCACAAAGTTGTATTCGAACTGCTTTTTGTATACGACTAGTTATACGTTTCAATGGGTACCGTGAAATCTCTTTTTGATTTTCTTTCATTTTTCGAGATTTATCTAATAAATCTTTACTTCTGGTGTTGATAAGGTCCATTGATGCAAAAAGGTCTTCTGATCCATACATTCGGAACATTGTTGGGTAAAAATTATCCTTTTGGTCTTCTAAGGGTATAACTATATGGTTTTCAGGTATGGTTTCTTCGTCATATACATCCATCAAGGATTTGCATATATCTAAGTAGTCATTCTCTGGAAACGCAGTGTTGTTTTTATCGACTAATGCGAGTATATTTTGAAGTTTAGTTTTATCCATTTTCAAATTTCATTTATTATTACAATTTAATATCACTTAGGGTACGAATGTTCGTACTTTTTTAAAAGTTTTTTATGCCGTGATTTATATTCAACTAAATTTCTACATGCATATGTCATGGACTTATCTAATTTATAAAAGTAACCCATTTCTACTGACTGACTAACGTGTACGTTATATTTTTGTGTAATTTCTTCTATAGCATTAAGAATTTCGTTTGAAAAATCAACACCTTGCTGTAAATGTTTTTTTACCGAAGGGTGTGGAAGAGATGGTTCCATTTTTTAATATTTTTTTATACTTCTACTCTCACTAGGGTTCTAGGGAAGTATATAAAATTGGGTATGGAAGAATTATATCTTTTTCTTATATCTTGTATTATATCATTCGAGTATTCGACTAATTCAAATATATTTTCTAAAATGTCTGTCTTATTTATCATCCACTGTCGCAAAAAATCACCGACAGCGTTTGTAAACATTTCTAATATATCGCGTATATCTTGTATTTTATCTTTTAATTTATCGCGTTTTTGTAATTCAATTTTAAATTCTTCTTTAGTAATATTTTTTAACATGTACGATATACGTAAATGGGTATTATCATCGTCGTATATGTTTCCGTATTTATACATTATATCTCTATCAATTTTTCTAAGTACTACTGATATGTCTAATAATTCATTGGGTGCATTTTGTTCATTTAATTCTATAAACGACGGTCTACCTCCACACGGTATATCTGCGTGTTCACGTGATCTTTTTTGGAACTCAAAAAAGTGAGGATTATGTATTCGTCCCGTTTCTATTTTACCACTCCTCCAATCGAACGCCGTGTTACAACTTGTACACCACATTTGTGCACAACCATCGATTTTATGTATCATAATTCCGCATTTTGGACACGGTTTCGTATCTTTGTTAATTAGTGCAATTGTTTCTACAGTCTTCGGGTTACATACATGATTTTCTTCAATTTTTTCGTTACAATGTTTACAAAATTGTTGTTTACATAACCCACATTTCCAATTTTCATCTATAAAACCTCTACACTCTTCGGAAGGGCATACTCTAACAAATCTTCTTTCTGATATATCATGGGGTTCGTCGTATTCTGAACGCAAAGTATTCATTTCAGAAACCAAATTATCTATTTTAGCATGTAATTCTAATTCAATTTCCTGGTACGCGATTATTGGGTAATTCATTATGATTGCATCTCGTTTTTCTAGTCTTATATTTTTCAAATATCTCATTAATTCATGATACTCGGTTCTTATTTCACGCATTCGTAGAATACGCTCAACTTTTGGTTGCGTTTCTGGCATTTTTGCTAATTCTTTTTCGAAAAGTATATTTTCCCTATGTTTTTTGTATTCAACATTTCGGAATCTTTTTGTACAAAATGAATCTATAAAAGATCTATTTAGTTCATGTTTACAATTCATACAATGTGGATTGTCTGTAGATGAAATTAAATATGTTTGTGTACACGTTTTACACGATTCGTAATCACAAAATGGACATGTCACCTTTTTACGCGTTGTTTTGTTAAACTTTTCACAACATACAGAACAACATGTGTCCATACTTAAATAAAATAACGATTTTTTTCTTTAACTTTTTTTTAAAATCTGTTTAGTAAATAAATAATGAGTGGTAGAAAAAGGGGAGTATCTGCCGCAAAAATAATAAAAGTTCCAACAGGTCAGAAAATAAGCGTAGAAGAGTACGTTGAAAAAAATACGAAATACGAAAACTGTTCCCGAATATTGAGGGAATTTTTAAAAGATTATTCGCGTTCACCCACGCGTATTCGGTATAAATGTTTATGTATTCCAAAACGCGTACATTGGAATCCTATAATTAGATTGAGTAATTGTAAAATAGTACAACGTACGCGAAAATCTAAAATGAAACATACGACACCAACAACTGTTCTTTTTTTTAATTTTACGCGTTTTCCCCTCGATATATCTGTTACGAGCATAGCAACCAACGTAAACGGGTGTGGAATTGGTATAATGGGTAATACGTTAACAATGGACGTAGATAAAACGGAAAATAAAATTCAAACTGTTAAAGTAAATCCATACGCATTTAACGATAATAGCACGTGTAGTTACTATTTTAACTCGGATAATTCCTGGAAGAATGCTGAAAATGAAAGAACGAACATACGTGAACTATTGAAGGATCAAAGGAAATTCTTTTTATCGGATCCTGATCATGATAACAAAGACGAGAAAAAAAATAGACTCAGAATTGGTAAACTAAACCGGAATTTGAGATTATCATCAGCTATAATAGACCCGTGCTCGCATAGGTATTATTTATCTATAAGATTACACGATCCAGATGGTGAAAGATTAATCATGATAGATAATATACACAGAACTAATTACGATATTATAATAAGAGATGAAGATGTAAAAGACAAATTTAAAACGGTGCATGAGATACGGTAGAATTATTTTTTAAAAAACGGGTTCTTAT